ATCCACTCTTGTAGAGGCATTAAGATCAATAATAGCTTCACCATCTATTCTTAAAGTACCATCACCTGACTGTTGAATAAAAGAGTCAGCATCACCAAAGGTTAGTTTATTTGTACTATTTAGTGTAAGACCTGTGCCATCTGTGTGTGTAAGTGTAGTATCACTATCCGCACCAAATGATAATACTGAAGAATCAGATAATAGTTTAAGGTCATCGCCTATAACTGCATCTTTAGCTACAGACAAACCACCATCAGTTTGCAAAGAACCATCTGTAGTAGATGTTGCCTCTGTTGTATCATCTGTTTTAAGAATACCACTAAATGTTCCTGTAGTTGCAGATAACGTACTAGCACCAACAATAGTACCACTAACATCAAGATTAGCATTAACATCTACCAGA